ACTGCCACTATTATTACAGGTTCAAGTGATACGTTTGTCAATGGATATCCTGTGGCAAGGTTGGGAGATACTGTAAAAGCAACATGTGGACATACCGGAAAAATTGTTACTTGTTCAAGCACGCATTTTGCTAACGGATTAGGAGTTGCTCGACTAGGCGATTCTACATCTGGTTGTTTTAAAGGAACTATTATCACGGCATCACCCGACACCCTCACCACATAAATAAGTATATGGCTACAAGAAATACAAGAATCTTCTCAGATATTAGTTTAGGTTTCGGGTCAAACCCCGTGACTGCGGATGTGGTCGAGGTTACGAATGAGAATGCTGTAAAGGCTAGCATTCGTAATCTTATATCCACAAAAAACTTCGAGCGACCCTTTCACCCCGAGATTGGATGCCAGATTCATTATTTGCTGTTTGAAAATTTCAATCCGGTTACGATTGAGATGGCAAAGCGAATGGTATTTGATGTGCTAAAAGCATATGAACCTCGAGCAAAGATACTTGATATTCAAGTTGCAGACAAGCAAGATAACAATGAACTAAATATTACGATTGTGTTTACACTAATCAATAGCGATAAACCTGTAACAGTTACCACTATTCTCAATAAGGCAAGGTAATGGCAACTTTAAGAGTCACAGAGCTTGACTTTGATGCAATCAAGCAAAACATTAAGAACTATTTAACGAGTCAAGCCCAGTTTACAGACTATGACTTTGAAGGGTCAGGATTATCTGTTCTTATTGATACTCTAGCGTACAATACACATTACAATGCATTCTACTTGAATATGGCAATGAATGAGATATTTGTTGACTCGGCTGTTAAGCGTGAGTCGGTTGTATCTCTATCTAAGATGCTAAACTATGTTCCTCGTTCATCTAGGGCCGCGGTTGCTAAGGTCAATGTCACCGTAAATGGAGTAGTGGGATCACCAGCATCACTTATTATTGATAGGTACACCCCATTTACTTCTTCTATTGGAGGCACCACATACACCTTCTATAATCTAGAACCTGCGACGATTACTCCAACGGGATCTACTTATGTCTATAATAATCTAGAGATTAAAGAAGGGACTTTTGTTGTAAATAAATTTACAGTGGGGGCAACACCGGGACCTGCTGAGAAGTTTGTTATTCCCAACATAGGAATCGATACAACTACGCTAAGAGTTACTGTTCAAGAAGATTCTAGTTCATCCGCATCTGAAACTTATACACGCTTTGATGGCGATATCACAGGTGTCGTTTCCACAAGCAAAATTTATTATCTAGAGCAAAATTCACAGGGGTTGTATGAAATTTACTTTGGTGATGGGGTATTGGGATCAAAACTCACCACTAATAATCAAGTCACAGTAGAATATTTAGTTACAAATGGCACAGAAGCAAATGTTTCAGATAAGATAGACCAAACTTTTGAACTAGCAGGGACTATTGAAGGATATTCTGATGTAACTATTGTGATTTTAGAGAAATCAAACAATGGGCAAGATGAAGAAACTATTGATGAGATTCGATTCAATGCACCTAGATATGCTACTACGCAAAACAGGTTAGTGACAAAAAAGGATTACGAAGCATTTCTAAAGGCAAACTATAACTATATTGATGCGTGTGTAGTGTGGGGAGGGGAAGATAATGATCCTCCTCAGTTCGGAAAGGTGATGATTTCTATTCTACCCAAACAAAATCAGTATTTGACCACATCTAGAAAGAATACAATCACCAATGATTTGAAATCAAAGCGTGCGATGTCTTTGGTTCCTGCACATGTAGATCCCGATGTATTCTTTATCAACCTAGCTACTACAGTAAAGTATAATCCCAATATCACAAACGATAGTGCAACTGATATTGAAAATGCTGTTCGCAATGCTGTTAATAATTACTTTACACAGAACATAACTACTTTCGCGGATCTATTCTCGGCATCTAAGTTAATAGCAGCTATTGATAACTCAAAAGCATCTATTCTAGGAAATAGCACGATACCTGTACTACAAAAACGTTTTAATATCACTTTAGGACAACCTACATCTCAAAATTTCAAGATTCTAAACAAAATCGAACAAAACACGATTAGTTCAACTAGGTTTTTCTATGCGTACTTGAATCAGATCCTTCCTGCACGTATTAAAGATGAAGCTCTCGCAACGCAAGTGGTATATGAAAGTTCTTATAGAAGAACAAAGGATGTTGTGACGATCACAACTGAGGTGCCTCATGATTTATTAGAAGGTGAACGTGTAAATATTCAATTTTCAGGTACTGCCTTATCGGGAGAGTACGTGGTAGATCAGGTGCAATCAGACACTATTTTCACTTTAATCACGCTAGCATCTGGCATAGATTATGGGTCCGCAACGATCACGACTCAAACTCGAGGCGTACTAAAGATATTCAATCCCACAAATAACGCCATTCTAAATAACAACATTGGATTTGTTAACTATACTTCGGGTGTTGTACAGATCAATAATCTGAATGTGTTTGGGTTCTTGCAAGATCAGACGGATGTTCGTATGTACTTTAGATTGACTCGTGATTCAGAAGATATTTTTGTTGAACGTAATCAGATCCTTCGCCTTGATGACTCAACCACCAATGAGTTGACGAATAGGTTGGGTGGATTAACCATTAGCACACAAGCTATAGCGAAGTAAAATGAGCGATTTAGCAGAAAAACTATCATCTTTAGTCCAATATCAGCTTCCTGACTTCGTTCGTGCTAACTACGACACCTTTCAGGCATTTTTAGTTGCGTATTATGAGTTCTGTGAACAGAATACTGAAGTACAGTACGCTATACAAAAAAGTGAATCGTATAAAGATATTGATGGGACGATTGATTCTTTTGTAGATAACTTTCTGACTCAGTATGCATATGATCTTCCCAAGAGTGTATTTCTAGAGCAACAATTCAAAACCGCATTATCTACTAACACAGTTGAAAGCAAGCGTGCTTTCATTAAGAAGATTGTTAATTATTATGGAGCAAAGGGATCAGAGGCAGGTATAAGATTGCTGTTTCGACTTCTATTCAATGATGAAGTCACATTATACTATCCTAAAGAAGATATTCTTCGACCTTCAGAGGGTGCGTGGAAAGAAAGACAGACAATTAAAGTCATTAACAATGTAACACAAACATCTTATAATGAAGCATTGGGGGGAACAGTAACAGGCACCGAATCCGGGGCCTTTGGTGTTGTGAATGATGTATTCACTTTGGGATTTTCAATTGCAGAACCCACTAAACGTGTGCATGAAATTGAATTTGAGAAAGGTACCTTATCCGGAACATTTATTCCAAATGAACCAGTTAATTTTTCCGTAGGTAACTTAACTACAGGTAACGCAGAAGTTGTAGCGACAGGAAATGTTGTATCAATTGTTTCTTCATTAATCATAGGAAATGGCGGCATAGGATATGCAGCAGGTGAGTTGATCACGGGAAACAATGGCTTTATCGCGACAGTAAGTGGTGTATCTGATATCGGGAAGATAAAAGATATTCGAGTTAATAACTTTGGATATGAACAGATTCAAGATGGGTTATTGTTAAATTTACCTGTTACAAACTCAAATATATTTGGGCAGTATGAAGTAACATCAAATGTTGCAACAGTTGTACTGTTTGATGATACAGGCAACTCATTAACTCATGGGTTGACCTCAGGTGATAACATAAATGTTACCTTCAGCACAGGTATGGTAGGTGTAAATGGATTTGCTAATGTAACTTCTGTTATTTCTAGCAGAAAGTTTACTTTAGCTAATGCCAATGTATTCTACACATCCTCAGGGAATCTTTATGTAGAGACACAAACTGCCAATATCGTGGGTGTAGTTGGGGCGGTTGCTAATTATGATGGTGTTTATAATGACACAAAAGGTCATCTGAGCGACAATAAAAAGCTACAGGATAGTGACTTTTATCAGGACTATTCTTATGTCATTCGTGCTAAGCAATCTTCTCAATATTGGAAAGATATTGTAAAGCAAGCACTTCATCCTGCAGGTTTGAAACTCTTTAGTGAAGTTTTTGTTTCTATTCAAGCTGCGGGTGTGGGATCCGTATCAGTAAGACCCGCTGTACCTGTGTATCAGACACTATTAAGATTCTTGAAGCTGATATCCTCTGCAGGATTGCAACCTGTGAGGCCTGCACAGGAAATTGTAATTGAATCAGTCTCTCGTGTGGCAAGAGGATTGGGAAGATGGCGAAATGCTAGTTCTACATATCAAACCCTAGATCAGTTTAAGTTTGATTATGATAATCTGAGAATTTATGATATAGGTTATCTTACAACTCAGTTTATTGCAGATAATGCTAATAATCCCACTTTGTTTGCTCCTCCAAATGAAATCTCACAAGAGCCTGTTTAACCCCATAAATATTACAAAGAATTCGGAGACCTGAATGGCTGCTATTATTACAAAAGACACTCGACTGCACAATGCAAGGCAGTTTGTAGAAGCTGTTAGCGAAACTGCTAACACGGCGATTTATACCTTTGTAGGTAAGCCCTCTCAATGGCTAGTCGAAAATGCCCCCGAGACCCCGATTGATACTTACAAATATCAAGCTGAGGTTTGGGACAATATGATGGCACTAAAACGGGTAGGTGCAGGAGATATTACTCATGCCATTTTAAGAAATGCATGGAACACAGGCACGGTGTATTATCAATATGATGATACTGCAAACTCAGAAGTGTTGTTTGACAGTAACATGGCAGTAATTAACTCAGCTTTTCAAGTATATAAATGTTTAAATAACAATTCAGGGATTGCGTCTACAGTTGAACCACTAAGTACAGGTTTAACAGGAAACAATCTTATTTTTCATGATAGAGTCACGCAAGATGGTTATATCTGGAAATACATGTACACTATTGGAACAAGTGATTGGGCCAAGTTCGGTACATCAACCTTTATTCCTGTAAACAATAATGCAACAGTAACTACAAATGCAGCAAATGCTTCGGGAATCTATGCATTCAGAATTGTTAATACCGCAACTGCAGCAGCTGATGGCACATATATCTCTATCGTAGGTAATGGGCAAAATGCTAACGCTCAGGTGATTGTTTCTGGCGGCACCATTACAGGTATTAAGATCAATAATGGCGGAACAGGATATACTGTTGCTAATGTAACTAATGCTACTCTCGTAGGAAATATTTTCCCAATTGTATCTCCTCCTGATGGTCATGGATACGATGCTATCGATGAACTCGGCGGCGTATATGCAATGGTCAATACTCGTCTCGAGCAAACAGATACTAAGATTCCTGTGACAGGATTTAAATTCCGTCAGGTGGGATTGCTTAAGGATCCATTCTTGTTTGGTACCACAGTTATTCCCGATAGTTCATCAGCAAACATTATTCTAACTGCTTTCGGCAACCTTAAGATGGTTGATACAACATTAACAAATGCATCTTATGTTACTGCAGGAAATGTTCTTACTGGTCAAACCTCTGGAGCAAATGCAACGATTGTGGGATACACAGGAAACGTAATCAATATTATTCGCACACCCACAACGTCTCCAAACCTTCAAGCAAATTATACTGAATTCTCATATGGAGAAACGGTTGCAGTAGGAACCAATACGATTGGTGTAGTCGCAAGTGCAGTATTGGGGGGAAGAGGCAATGCAACAGTGAGATTGCGTTCAGGTGAAGTTATCTATATAGATAATAGAAATGTTATCACGCGCGCCAGCGATCAGGTAGAAGATATTCACATCGTACTAGAATTCTGAGAGAAAATATGGCTATAAATTTCAATGTTAATCCTTATTATGATGACTATAATGAAGATAAAGGGTTTCACAGAATTCTGTTTAAGCCCAGTGTATCAGTTCAGGCACGTGAACTTACACAACTACAGTCAATTCTGCAGAAACAAGTTGAAAGAATGGGCAAGCACTTCTTCGAAGATGGTGCTATGGTCATTCCTGGACAGATTGCAATTGATACTAATGTTAAAGCAGTTAAACTAACTACAGCTAGCGTAGGGGGCCGTGTATTAGAAAATGATTTCGCTTCGGGCAATACAATCGTCACGGGATCAACTACAGGGGTAGAAGCAACTGTTCTTCTAGGTGTAAGCGCAGAAGGTGATGACCCCCCAACACTGATTGTTCGATTTACTAAGACAGGTACAGATAATACTACAAAAGAGTTTGGTTCAACTGAAACAATCACTTGTACTATTTCAGGAACTCCTGTCACATTCATTACCGCTGCAACCACACCTGTAACCAATAGTTCAATTGCGTCTATTCAAGAGGGTGTTTACTTTGTTTCGCAGCACTTTGTAAAAGTTCTTGCACAAAAGATTGTTCTAGATAAGTTTACCTCTACACCCACGTATCGTGTAGGATTGGCAGTATCAGAATCTATTGTAACGTACATTGATGATACTTCACTTGTAGACAATTCTATCGGGTCACCCAATGAAGCTGCTCCAGGAGCTGATCGATATAAAATTGCATTAAATGTTTCTAAGTTAGCAATTACATCTTCATTAGATCAAGACTTTATTGAACTCGCTCGTGTAGTTAATGGAACTATTACTAAGTCAGTTAATCGTACAGAATATTCTGTGCTTGAGAAAACTCTGGCACGCAGAACATTTGACGAATCAGGGAACTATACAGTTAGTCCTTTCAGAATTCAAGTAAGAGAATATCGTAATAATAATAGAGGCGAATGGGTTGCAGGCGCAAACGTTCTATTGGGAGATGTAGTCTCGTATAACGGTAACACCTATGTGGCAACATCAGAAGGAAAAACAGAAGCGCCTGAACCCACACACACTTTAGGTGCGGTTTCATCAGGCACAGTAACCTGGCTATACACAGAATATCCTAAGTATAATAATGGTGTATATACCTCAGCTGTTAGTAATTCGCTACTAGCTGAAAAAGCACTAGAAGCAAAACTAGCTGTGGGCATTGAACCAGGCAAGGCATACGTTCAGGGTTATGAAATCGAAAAGGTTTCAATTGATTATGTTCCTGTAAACAAAGCGAGAGACTTTGCTACTTCTCCCTCCGACACATTTGATACAACCATCGGTAACTATGTTGTAGTTTCTAATGTTTATCTAAATGTTACCTCTGTGAATGTAGACAGTTCATCATCTGTAACATTCTATGATCGATTTGGAACAGATGGATCAGTTGTCGGATCGGCACGTATTCGCGGCATCTATTATGATACAGGAAATGCTAGCTTAACTAATGCTACATTCAAACTATCATTGTTTGATGTTAGTATGAATGCAGACAAATCGTTTGCCAGAACAGTAAAGCATATTAATACCTCAGGGTTTTCTGCCAATATTCAGGGCTTCAATAGTGATTATGTTCTGTTGACTGGAACTGCTAATGCATCATCATCTACAACGATCAATGGATCGGGATCATCATTCACAGATGAGTTGGTTGCAGGTGATTATGTTTACTTCGATTCACCTGCAGAGGGAGTTCGTCGCGTTACTGCAGTTACAAATGATTACACGATCACGGTTGATTCTGCTGCAACTATTACTAATTCTAAGATTTATCGAGTTCAGACATCGCTCAAGGAACCTGAATTCACTCCCGCATTAACTTTCCTACCATATTCAGGAACCAAGTCAACCAATCTTACTTCGTTTGTCTATGCCAGAACATTTGAAGCAACATCAGATGGTAGTGGTGTGGTAACACTAAATCCGGGCGGCGGATTATTTCCTGCAGGAACATCAGTCACAGACTTAACCATTTTCAATAGAACAACAGGCAGAACACAGAGAGGTGCTTTAACTACGCTTACATCTGATTCTGCAACATTGACTATTTCTGCATTAGCAGCATCAAATAGTTTTAGTATTGTTGCTCCATTTGAAGCTAGTTCTTTAAGTCCTGCAACCAAAACTGCTACTGTTGCTTCACTTTCCATTACTAATCCTACGATTTATTCGAGTAAAGAAATCTCTCTTAATAAGACAGATGTCTTTCAGATTGTAGGAGTAAAACAAGAAACTGCTGCCGGCAATGTTGAAATCAGCGAATGGTTTCAGTTTGATGACGGACAAAGATCGACACATTATGATGTGTCAGAGCTAATTCGTAAACCTGAATATCCCGCACCTGCTGGTAATGTAACAGTAGTTTATCGCTTCTTTGCTCATAGCGCAGGTGAATATTTCTCACCTTTTTCATATACTGATATTCCATATGAAAAAATTCCTGTCTTTAGTGGCGATAATATCACTGTTCGCCTTGCAGACGTTCTTGATTTCCGTCCCGTTAAAAACGACACAGGAGTCGGATTCAAGACCCGCTATCTTCCGCACCGATCTTTCAATCCCGAAGGTACATTTGATTACTACCTATCAAGAAAAGACAAAATCTCTATTGATCTAAATGGTAATGTATTTGTAACACAAGGTGCTCCTGCAATAATTCCTCAGGATCCTAATGATCCTACACAGGGAATGAATCTGTACAAGGTGAACTTGCAACCTTATACTATGTCAACTAAGACACCTGATGTTAGATTTGACTTTATCGACAATAAACGATTCACGATGCAAGATATTGCTAATCTAGAAAAGAGAATTCAGAACGTCGAATATTTTACTGCCCTTTCATTGCTTGAGCAAGATACTGCTTCGTTGTCGATTCGTGACTCATTTGGATTAGAAAGATTCAAAAACGGATTCATTGTAGATAACTTTGAAGGTCATGGTGTAGGTGATGTATTTTCAAGTGATTATCGCTGTTCTGTGGATATGGAGAATAATATTCTTCGTACTCAGTACACCATCGATAACGTTAACCTGATTGAAAAAGCAGATACAAACGCACTTCGTGATGCTGCTGCTTACCAGTTGACAGGTGATCTTGTAACACTTAAGTATAATCATGCAACTCTTGTTGATCAACCGTATGCTTCAAGAGTAGAAAATGTTAACCCATTCGCTATCGCAACCTTTAGAGGTGATATTCAGATTACTCCTGCATCAGATGAGTGGTTTGAAACAGAAACTCGTCCTGATGTTGTAGTTAATGATAACGGCAACTTTGATGCGGTTGTTACCGCTCTAGAATCTTCTGGTGCATTAACAACCGTGTGGAATGCATGGCAGACACAATGGACAGGTACTCCTGTAGCGGCAGGTGATGTAAGAAGTGAAACTGCAGTTCTACAATCAGGTATAGGTACCGACTTCGACCAAAGATTTGGTGTTGGGGCACTTACAGAATGGGCAGTAAGAGATCAAGTTGGTGTTAGAACAGTTTCTACACAAACATTTGCTACACAATTTGGTGAAGCAAGAACGGGTGTAAGGACTTCTGTTGTATCGAGAATTGATCGTCGCGTTATTGATGATCGAGTAGTATCTTCTGCAACTATTCCGTTCATTCGTTCGCGTGCTATTTCTATTCTAGGTAGAGGGTTGAAACCCAATACTAGACTTTACACTTTCTTTGATGAAGTCAATGTTTCATCATTTGTACAACCAGCAGCTCTATTGTCATATACTGCAGTATCAGGAACATTTGACTTCAAAGACAATAATGAAAACTACGGAGAGGAAGCTGCAAGAGCACCTAGACGTATCAATGGCAATCCTGAACCCGCATTCAATAAAGGGGACATTGTATTTGAAGGATCAACAGTAACTACAGCAACTGCAACAGGTGTAGTTGCTTATGTTGATGCACAATCATCCCCTAAGATTCTTCACATTGTAAACGTGAAGGGAACATTCACACCATCAGCAACTATTACAGGTTACCCATCAGGTGCTACGGGAACAGTTGGAACACTAACACAACCTACCAACGTGATCACCAATGCATATGGTGACTTTGCTGCTGTATTCACAATTCCTAACACACCTGCCCTGAGATTCAGAACAGGTACAAGAGAACTTCGTATTTCTGATGATGCAACCAATGTAAGCGGGTTGATGACTACTTCAGGAACCGTATCATATAGCGCAACAGGTACTCTTGAAACAAAACAAACTACTATTCTTGCAACAAGAAGAGCAGAAGTTGTTCGCGAAGCAGTATCTGAGACACGTACTATTACACAAAGCGGCGAGCGAATCGTAGGTGATACGGGTTGGTATGATCCGCTTGCACAAACTTTCTTGATAGATCAAAAAGGAGGATGTTTCCTCACTAAGATTGATCTGTTCTTCTCAACTAAGGATCCTGTGCTCCCCGTCACGCTTGAAATCAGAACAACTGTTAACGGGTATCCGGGACAGCGTGTTCTACCTTTCTCGCGTGTTACATTAGAAGCAAATCAAGTTAATACTTCTGCTAATGGAGCAACTGCAACAACATTTGCATTCAGAAGTCCTGTGTATGTACAAGAAGGCTCTGAGTACTGTATCGTTCTTCTATCCGATTCATTCAACTATCGTGTATGGATTTCACAGTTGGGTGAGGATCTCATTGGCACAGATAGAAAGATATCTCAGCAACCTTATGCTGGCGTTCTATTCAAATCGCAGAATGCCTCGACATGGACAGCAGATCAGCTTCAGGATTTGAAATTCAAACTATATCGAGCACAATTTGATACTGCAAACATCGGCAAGTTGACATTCACCAATGAAACAGTTCCTTCAAGATTGTTGCCATCCAATCCTATCAAGTTGGTTAATGCTTCACCGGTGATTACTATTCTGCATCCATCTCATGGTATGACTGCAGGTGCTAACATCACATTGTCAGGATTTAATGATGTAGGCAATGTTAAAACAGGCGACTTGAACAAGACACATTCCATAAGTAATGTGCTTCTTGATTCATATACTATTATGTCAGCCAATGGTGCCAACGTAAGTACATTAGTGGGATCGAGCAATATTCGTGTGACAGAAGATATTGTGTTCGATGTACTAGAACCCATTGTACAGTTTCAAAACTTCTTTGCAACTACAACATCATTCACGGCAAACGTTTCAGATGCAAGTGTATTGTCAGTCAAGAGCTCACCTGTTGGCATTGTTCCAAACGAGAATAATTACTTCAACAGTCCTAAAGCTATCAAGTCGGTTCCTAATGAAGCATTGACAAGTGGCGTGGGTCGTAAGAGTTTAGAAATTACTGCTGCAATGACTTCATCGCTTGATAACTTGTCGCCTGTAATTGATTTAGGGCGTGCTTCAGTTGTTGCAATCAGCAATAGAATCGACAATATCAATGCAACTAACAGCAACTTTAATCACAGTAACGTGACTATTATTGCTGCGAATACACAAATATCTTTCTCAGGTAATTCAATTAATACTTCTAATGGGGTAGTGGCAAACATTTTTGGTCGAGTAAATCCCGGTAAGACAATCGTTATCTCAGGAGCAGGAACACCTGCTAATAATACTACATACGTAGTATCTACAGTGACAAACAATGCAGGTATTGCTAACATTGTCTGCTACGGGTCATTTACGACAGAAGCAACGGGAGCGCAAGTTACATTGATTCAACGTGATGGATTTGTAGATGAAAGAGCACCTCAGGGAGGATCTGCAGCAGCAAAGTATGTCACACGCCAGATAAATCTGAATAATCCATCTAAGTATCTTCGTATCATGTTTGCTGCTAATGTTCCTGCAGGCACAGCCATTGATGTTTACTACAGGACATTAGTACAAGGTTCATTGACGCCATTAAATCAAACTAACTTTGTACAAGCAACTCCTGTCGCTCCCATTGTGACTACATCTAATCCATCTGATTACTTTGATGTTGCCTATGAGATTGATGACTTACCGTCATTCACAGCGGCAGCAGTTAAGATTGTGTTTAGATCAAGTAACAGCAGCACTATTCCAACCATTCGTGATCTGAGAGTGATTGCATGTCCGTAAAAGTAAAGGATCATCCGGGCCTATTGCGTGATCCTTTCTCAAAGGCAATAGTAGTTGCTGATAAGGATAAATATAATACATATCTTGAGCAAAGAGAAAGAATGCGAAAGCAACAGGAAATGATAGAAAAGAACAATGCAGAGATATCTGCTCTTAAGGATGACATGGCACAGATCAAAAGCATGTTAACAGAACTTCTAGTTAGAGGCAAATAATGGCTATTACTGTCAATACTACAGACACATTCGAACAATGGCGCGTTAAGACGAATCAACTGGGAGCTGATGTTGATAGTAATATTGCAGCAGTAAGATCGGATATTACTTCTAATGTAGTTACAATCAATACTAACATTGATAGTAATATTGCAGCAGTAAGAAGTGACATTACTTCTAATGTAGTTACAATCAATACCAATATTGCTGCGAATGCACTTACTATTAATACCAATATTGTAGGGAATGTTGCAACAATCAATACCAATATTGTAGGGAATGTTAACAATATTCTCGCTAATATCGCATCACCTACGGGAAATATAGTTACCGGCAACTTAACTGTATTGGCTAGCGCGAATGTTTCTGCAAATTTAACTTTCAGTGGTACAGGTCGTAGAATTCGAGGCGACTTCAGCAACGCGACGATTGCTGATCGTGTGATGTTTCAGACGAGTACGGTGAATGGGGGGTCAGTAGTTGGCACTATTCCAAACGGCACGGCAACAAGCGCACATTTTAGGGCATATGGGGCATCAAACCCAACAAACGCATCGTATATCGGAATTTTAAATAACGGCACTTCTGATTCCCGAATTGAAGCCGGACGAGAAGGCTCCGGCTCCTACCTCCCCATGACCTTCTACACCGGCGGCTCCGAGCGCATGCGTATTGATACGTCGGGGAACGTCGGGATTGGGACGAGTAGTCCTGCTGAAAAATTAGATATCGTTACTGGAACAAACAGAGGGTATTTTGACGACTCTGCTGGTAGTTTATTTAGACTAAATGCTGTTAATGCTGATAACTCTGCATATGCACCTTTGTCGTTAAATGGCTCGGTTCTTACATTTCAAACTGGCGCTAACGAACGCATGCGGATTAATACGTCGGGGAACGTCGGGATTGGGACGACCTCTCCTGTAGATAAATTAGAAGTTGCAGGGTCATGCAACTTAGGCATCCGCATCTCAAATTCCGGTAACGGTCCCACTGACTATTCTGCAGTTAGATTCCTTCAAAATTCATCAGAAAGAGCATCAATTTATACTAATCAAGGAAATCTATTTCTAAATGCTACACAATCAACAGGAAATATTATATTTGCTGTTAATAATATCGAGCAGGTGAGAATTAGTCCTGGAGGCAATCTAAACGTTTCCTCTAGAATAACTATGGGGGGTGCTTGTAATAATTTAGCTTTTGGAGCACGATCAGGAAGTGTGTCAAGCGGATGTCACAATTTCTTTGCTGGATTTTGTGCAGGTGCAAATAACACCACTGGCTGTTTCAATTTCTTTGCGGGTTTGTGTGCTGGTCTCTGTAACACCACTGGCTGTTTCAATTTCTTTGCGGGTTTGTGTGCTGGTCTCTGTAACACCGATGGCAGTAGCAACAACTTCTTTGGTGCATTTGCTGGTCGCCATAACACCAATGGCAGTAACAACAACTTCTTTGGGTGTACTGCTGGTCGCAATAACACCATTGGCAGTCATAACAACTTCTTTGGGTGTTCTGCTGGTTGCTATAACACCACTGGCTGTTACAACAACTTCTTTGGAAGAGCTGCTGGTCTCAGAAACACCACTGGCATCCATAACAATTTCTTTG